TCGATCCGGCTGGACAGCACGGCCTCTTGCGTGGTCAGGGGTGAGAGCAGCACGTTGGGGTTGGGGATGCCGTGCAGCACGCCCTCATAGCGCGCGACGGCGGCATTGGCCGGGCCGATCAGCGGCAAAAGCTGCGGCCAGTCGAGCGCATCGGGCGGGAAGCGGCCCTGATGATAGACAACCGCCATCACGCCACCTCGCTTGCGAGGCTTTCAGCCTCGGCCACCCGCAATTCCCCCGACATCAGGCGCGGCAGCAGGAGGTCGCGGGTCTGGGCGAGGGTGCGGGATTCCTCATGGTTCTGCCGTATCAAATCAAAGAGCGGAGCAATCGCAGCGTCGAAGGCGGAATGAATTCTGGCGCTCGCGCGAAGAAACGGCACTCGCCGGAGGTTTGCCTGATTTAACTTCGGCTGCACAGCGCCGGTGACGAATGGCCGGATATCGACTTGGTCGAAGAACAGCTTGAGCTGCTCCACACTCAATTCGCGTCCCTTAATAACATGCGCATGGTTGTTCACCCAGATTTTGCCCCAGACATACTGCGTGAATGGCCGCCCGTCTGCTTGTGCAACAGATCCATCCTCTCCAAGCAGTAGAAGCTTTTCGTCGAACAGGAAGTCGTCGATGTGATCCATAACAGACGTTGCCCCATGATAGGGATAGCGCCCTTGCCGCTTCGCGCGTTCCCGGGACGACAACGGCACGCGCTTGTGGTCGAGTAGCTCGATCACTTCGCCGATGGTCGAAACCTCCCACCCCTCCGGCTTGCCCTCGGCGTCGAGGCGGTCGGGGAAGAGGGACCAGAGGTCGGGGGAGAGGTAGGGGGCGCGGCCTTCGGCCTTGGCGCGGGTGGGGCCGAAATCGACAAACCAGTCGCGGAACAGCGCCCGCGCCATGGCCTCCAGCGTGGCGTTCATCTTCCGGTTCAGCTCGATCTTGTCATCCAGCGCCCCGAGGGTGGCGGCGATGGCTGCGCGCTGCGATGGCTCGATTGTTGGCAACTCGTATTCAGCTATCGACTGCCAAGCGACGCGCTGTCGGCCAGACGTTCCAGACATCTGCTTCTCGGCAAAGCGCCGAAACTCCGGGTCTCTCGTGACATAATAGACGAATAGGCTATCAGCCTGCGATCTTGCACGCATAACAATGAACTCGGTTGAGCCGTGCCCTGACATGCCTGCTCCTAAGGTGGAAACATAGCCGCCCTTGCCGTTCTCCAAGCATGGCGTGATCCGCGCGAAGAGTGTGTCGCCGTTCTCGAACTTTGAACCTGAACCTGAGAACTCGCGCACCCGAACTTCCGGAATATCTCGCGCATTGGTTGGTAGCGCCGCCATTTCGATAAACGGTGCCAAAACGCCCTTCTGCAGTCGAATCGATGGGTTGAACTCGACTAGGTCGCTTAGCTTATTCACACCCCAACCCCCGCCAGCCGAGCCCGGATCGTCGCCGTCAGGTCCTCGGCCTCGGCGAACTGCGCTTCCAGTTGCTCCTGCAAGGCCGCGAAGCGTTCAGTAAATGGCGTCTCGTCCTCCTCCGCCACCTCGGTACCCACATAGCGGCCCGGCGTCAGGACGTGGCCGTGGGACCGGATTTCCTCGATGCTCGCCGATTTGCAGAAACCCGGCACATCCTCGTAGCCCTCGCCCAGCCGCCAGGCGTGGTAGGTGCCACTGATGCGGGCGATGTCGGCGTCGGAGAACTCGCGCCGAGTGCGGTCGACCATATGGCCCAGCTTGCGGGCGTCGATGAACAGCACCTCGCCGCGCCGGTCGCGCAGCGTCTTGTCCCGCGCGATGCCGTTAGACTTGTCCCGCGCCAGAAACCACAGGCAGGCCGGGATCTGGGTGGAATAGAACAACTGCCCCGGCAGGGCGATCATGCAATCGACCACGCCATCGTTTCCATTGGGGCCCTCGATCATCGCGCGGCGCATCTCGCCCTCGCCACTTTGCGTGGAGGACATCGAGCCATTGGCCAGCACCACCCCCGCCGTGCCGGTGGGCGACAGGTGGTGCAGGATGTGTTGCAGCCAGGCGAAGTTGGCGTTGCCCGCGGGCGGGATGCCGAAGCGCCAGCGCGGATCCTCGCGCAGACGCTCGCCGCCCCAGTCCGAGATGTTGAAGGGCGGGTTGGCGAGGACGTAATCGGCGCGCAGGTCGGGCAGTTCGTCCTTGTGAAAGCTGCCTTCCGAGTTCCAGCGGATGTCGGCGTCGATGCCCCGCACGGCGAGGTTCATCTTGCACAGCCGCCAGGTGGTGTAGTTCGACTCCTGCCCGTAGATGGCGATGTCGCCCAGACGGCCGCCGTGGGCCTCGACGAATTTCTCCGACTGCACGAACATGCCGCCCGAGCCGCAGCAGGGGTCATAGACGCGGCCCTTGTAGGGCTCCAGCATCTCGACCATCGTGCGCACGACCGAGCGGGGGGTGTAGAACTCGCCCCCGCGCTTGCCCTCGGAGCCCGCGAACTGGCCGAGGAAGTATTCGTAGACCCGGCCCAGCAGATCGCGCGCCTTGTCCTTGCCCTCGCCCAGCGCGATGCCGGAGATCAGGTCGATCAGCTCACCCAGCATGACGGCGTTCAGGGCAGGGCGGCCGTAATCCTTGGGCAGGACCCCCTTGAGCGATGGGTTTACCTTTTCGATGGCGATCATCGCCTCGTCTATCAGGCGGCCGATGGTCGGGTGCTTGGCGTTGGCTTGCAGGTGCGACCAGCGCGCCTCAGTTGGCACCCAGAAGATGTTGTCGGCGAGGTATTCGTCGGGGTCTTCCGCGCCTTCGGGATATTCGGCCAGCAGTTGCTGACGTTTCAGTTCGAACCCGTCCGAGATGTGCTTGAGGAAGATCAGGCCAAGGGCGACGTGCTTGTAATCCGACGGCTCCATATTGCCGCGCAACTTGTCGGCGGTCTTGAACAGGCTGGCTTCAATGCCAAGGTCGGAGCCGTTGTCGATTGATGCCATTGGTAAATTTTCCCCCGGAACTGCTTTTCCGCAGCGTATTTCAGCCAGAAGCTGAAATCCAGCCATTAAGAGGACGTTGCTCCTTGCCGAGATTGCCACGGCCGCACCTTCGGCATCGCCGCTGTAACTTCGACCTCGCGCAGCATCCCGCCCGCCATCAACCCATCCCGGAGCCAATCCAGCGCCCGCCACCAATCCTCATACCCGCGCTGGGCGGAGGCGATCTGTTCCGGATGGGGGCGCCAGGTGACCGGGCAAGCCAGCACTTCGACCGTGCGCCATTTACCTCGGGTCAGCAGGCGTTCGGTGCCGACGACGATGGTGCTGGCCCGTTCGCCATGCTGGTTGCGCTTCACCTCGACCGGCACACATCGCGGCACGACGCCGGGCATCCAGTCGGGCGTCAGCCCGGCGCGGGCCAGTTCCGCCACCCGGATCGCCATGCGGATGCCGCCGAGGCTGTCTGGCATTCCGGCGACGGTGGCGGCGATCAATTCGGCATCGGGATGAGTGTAACTGCCCATTTTGTGCTGCCCGCCATCGACCTTGCAGCCCAGCGCGGCACGCTGCAGCAGGACGTATTCGAGGCCGAAACCGAAGCCCTCCTCGGTCACGTCCTTTGGCGGCGGCAATTCCAGCTGGGCCTTTTCCACCCGGAACGCCCATTCCAGCGCCGCCTGCACGCCCAGCGTGCGTTTGACCTTGCTGCCGCCAATGCGGCCAATCCGCCCCTGGATGCTCATGGTTGCAATCTTTCAAGGAAATCCATCTGCGCCGGGCGCTGGGCCTCGCCCAATGGCCGCCAGATCCACGGGCCCGAGGCCATGGGCAGCTGCGAGAGAGCGCCACGCATGTGCTGCTGCCAGAGGGTGAACTCCGTTGCCGAGCAGGCGCAGAGCGCGTGCCCGATGGGCCAGCCCATCAGCCATCCGACGAAGAGCGGGTTCAGCCGCCGCCGTGCTCGGCCCTTCAGGATCCGCTTTGATGCGACGCGCCCATGCGAGGCAATCATCGAAGCCCAGAGCCGGCGCGAGATCGGGGCGTGATGCGAGGGTTTCAGCCCATCCGGCATGATCGCCGGGGCCGGGCGGGTGAATCCCTGCTCCGCCCGGTAATGCAGGATATCCATCCGGCTCTTGCCATCCGCCCGGGTGACGCTGGCCGGGCTGCTGCCCTTCCAGTTCTGCGCCGCCGGTGTTGGCCACTGAAGCGCCTGCGCGCTGAGCTTCGGCTCGCCCCGGCTGTTGATCTTGCCATGAAGCCGGTCCATCTGGTCGTCGGCCACCGGCGTTTGCCATTGTGCCGCCTGCGCGGGCAGGGGCGGCATCCCGCCCGAACCATAGCTCTGGCCCGGTCCACCCTTCGCCCCATCCGTCGCTTTCGGTGTCGACCAGCTGGTGATGCCCAGCGCCAGCGCTTCCGCCTTGCGGGTGAAATCGCTGTTGCCAGCCGGGTTGTAGTTGGCCGTGCCCGGATGCAGGCTCATCGGTGTGGGCCAGGATGAAGATGCGCAGCCGCTGGTGCGGCGCGCCAACTTCTGCCGCGCTGAACAGACCCGCCGCAGGCGTGTAGCCCAATCCCCAAAGCTCTCGCAGGACGGTTTCAAGGCCGAGTGTGACATGCCCGGCGACGTTTTCGAGGAACACCCATTGGGGGCGGCATTCGCCGATGACGCGGGCGACCTCGGGCCAGAGGTGACGGGGATCATCGGCACCGCCGCGCTTTCCAGCTGCGCTGAACGGTTGGCAGGGATATCCGGCGAGGACGGCATCAAACGCCCCGCAGAAGGGTCGGGCATCGAAACTGCGGATGTCGTCCCAGACTGGGGCAGGGGCGAAGTATCCTGCGCGCTGGGCTGCGATGAGGACGGATCGCGGCCAGTCCTCCCATTCGACAAAGGCGCGGGTGTGATATCCGGGTTCGGCGAGCATGAGGCCCATATCCAGGCCTCCGCCGCCTGCGCAGAGGGAGAGGCCGTGCCGGGGACGTGACACCATGCCATTCACCGCACCCCGCGCTGGCTGAGGCGTTCGGGCGTGACCAGCCCGCGTGCCAGCATCAATCCGCACATGGCGGTGCTGATCATGCCCTTGGGCAGGTATTCGTCGGAGTTGACCTTGGCGGCATAGAACGCGGCCAGCTCATCCTCGCTGGGCGGGGGGGCTGCATCTGCCTTGCGCCGCCGCTTGGCTTTTGTTCCCTTCGCAGTCGCGATGGCCGCCTGTGCATCGCGCTGGGCCGCCCGTTCCATGAACCGATCCAGTGCCTTGGGCCCATCGGGCGGCTCGGGATGATCGCGCCGGGTCTCGACGGCAATCTCGAGGATCCTGTCTTCGGTCAGCCCGAGATCGTCGATCCAGCGGCGAACATGGGTGCGGGCTGGCCAGCCCTGCCACCAGGCGGGCAGGGTAGCGTTGGCGGCAAAGCCCAGCGCTTGCAGCAGCTCTGCGAAGAACAAATCAAACTCAGCCTCGCGCGCCTGCGCGCCCTCCTCCTCCTTTACTGGTTCCCTTAAAGGTTCTCTTACAAGGTTAGTCTCCGGATTCCGGAGATGGCTTTGGGCAAAATCCGGAGATGGCTTTGCCGAAAATCCGGAGATGGCTCCATCTCCACTTTCCGGAGTTGGGTTGTCATTCTGTTCCGCGTCCGTTCCTTCAAGGCCGTCTCCGGATTCCGGAGTTGGCTCTTGTGGAAAGCCGTCTTCGAACCCCAGGATGTAGCGCGTGGCCTGCCGCTTGTGGGTGCGCGGATCATGGGTGCGGACGCGGTGGATCAATCGCAGTTCCTCGAGCCGGGCGAGGTGGTCGTTCAGCGCCGAGATCGACATTTCCGCATCATCGGCCAGTCGTGCCTGCGTCGGAAAACACCCGAAGTCAGGGTTGTGCCGGTCGCAGAGGAACCAGAGCACGATCTTGGTGGCGGGCTTCAGCCCGCGCTGCTGGATCGCCCAGACGGTTGCCTTGTGGCTCATGGTGCCGCCCTCCGTGCCGGGAGCTGCACGCGGCTGGTGAAGCCGTTGTCGGCCAGCGCGCCGAGCGCATCGTCGACCGAGCGGACCAGCGCCCAACTGAGCCCCTGTGCGCAGACCGTGTCGCGAAACACCTCCTGCGATTTCCGCAATCGGCCGGTCTCGCTCTTGACCTCGAGGAACAGGACGCGGCCGCTGCAGATCACGATCAGGTCGGCAAAGCCCGCATGGACGCCCATGCCGACGAGGATCGACTGGCGCTTAGCGCCGCGAGGCCCGGCCTCGGTCACCTCGTTGGCGCAGTGATGCACAATGGCATCGCGGGGCAGGGCAAAGCGCAGCGCCTGCACGATGGCGCGCTGCAAATCGGCCTCGGGTGTGCCGTGCCGGGTCATCGCACCACCTCCGGATTTCGCTGGTCATCGCCGCCCCGCCCTGGGGTCTTGGCATCAAGCACGACCAGCAGGATGCGCGCGTCCTCTCGCTCCTCAGGGGTTTCACCGTGCTGGACGAGTACGTTGCAGGCCAGTCGGATCAGATGGTCGGAATGATGCACCACATCGGCCACGACCATGCGCGCCTCCCGCCGCCGCTCCTCGATCCAGTCGGCGCGCGCCCGATCCCGCGCCTGGCGCTTGCGGAAGGGAAAGGGCGCGGTCATCGCCGACCCCGCGACGGTGTCTTGCGTGCCTGTTCTCTGGCCTCAAGCCAACTGCGCACGGTGCTGCGCCGGTAATAGACCTTCCGCCCCAGCTTGATGCTCTGCGGGCCGGTGCGCCTCATGTCCCAACGCCACAGCGTGTCCTCCGACACCCCGAGGCTGATTGCCAGATCATGCCGACTGATCCAGTCCTCCAACAGGCCCATGTCGGGCCCTTCATGGCGGCTGTCCTGCGTATCCAACATCTGTGTTTCCTTCCCCTTTTGCGCCCGATTGCGGGCGATTGCGTCACGGGGTGCAGGGGAGCAGATGGCAGGGGGAGGCAGGGTGGCATAAACCGGCGTATTCAATGCGGCCTTCGTGCCACCCCTTGTTTTATTGACGTTTTCTGGGAATTCCCATTTTTGCAGAGGCGAGTGTCTTGCTTGTATTAACAACCGAAAGTTGCACGATCAGAGTAAGGCCGGGGTTCCCTCGGCACGCCCGAGATCATGCCGCGCGCACCCCTTATGCAAACTTTGAAAGGGACGAAGCGATGGCTTTACCACCACGTGTTTTCTGGGCTTTGGAGGATTTGGCGGTGCGTTGGGGATGCGCGCCTGCCGATATTGTCGGATGGGCGACCGAGGGAATCATTGAAATTGTTGTCAGCATTGGCTTGGTCCATTGCTGCGGCACTGAACCGCTGGTTGGGCTCGTGGCGGTCTGTGCTGAAGACATCATGCCGTTGTTTCGGCGCAATCGCTCAGATCCCGGAGCCTGCATGGTCTGGCGCATCCGGCCGCCGAGTAGCGAGACCTGGAAGATCATCACCGATCCTGCCCAAGGCGCAACCATCGAACTGGACGATCTTCTGGTGACGGCAAAAACCGCCCAGCGCTTTGAGGATGAATACGATCCGCTGCACCGGGTTCATGTCAGCCCCGGGCGGTCGTCACGGCACGATTGGGAGGGGATGCTTCAGTCCCTGATGATCAGGTTGTTCGAGCATGGATTGCCGGAATCACAGGCCGAGCTTGTCGCGGAAGGTCAGGAATGGTTCGTGGCGCATGCCAAGGATGGGTCTGTTCCGGATGAAAGCCAGATCCGGCGCAAGCTCAGCCCGATTTGGCGGGCGCTCAAAAAACCGCAATAACGGCGTTGTTCCCCGTTCAGGGCGAGTTCAGCGCCCGCCCTGAACAATGCGCAGCTGCGGCTTCATCATCTCTGCGACCGCATTGACCCCGTCGCGCAGCGGCGAGTCCATCATATGCGCATAGCGTTGCGTGGTGCGCATCTGAGAATGCCCCAGCAGCTTTCCGATCATCTCCAGCGACGCGCCCCCGCTGACCAGCAAGGAGGCGAAGGTATGGCGCAGGTCATGTATGCGCACGCCCGTAATCCCGGCCTCGGTCTGGATCTGACGCCAGAACCGGCGGATTTCCTTGACCGGCTGGCCGGGCACATCACCGGGAAACAGCCACGGGCAATCCCGATGCACGGCGGTTTGCCTCTGGCGCACAATGGCGGCCACATCCGGCGAAATCGGCAGACGGTGAATCTTGCGCTGCTTGGTGGTGGTCGCGGGCTTCGACCATGTGGCAAACTCGAGGTTGAACTGCTCAAACCGCGCGCAGCGCACCTCGCCAAGGCGGGCGCCTGTCAACATGCACATGCGGATGATGCTGGCGGCGCGCTGGTCCTCGGCCGTGCCCAGCGCCTTGGCCAGACGATCAATCTCATCCATGCTCAGATAGCGTTCACGTTCGGTCTCGATGCGTCGGTGAAACCCCATCGCCGGGTTGTCGGGACGCATCTTCCACTGGACGGCGAGGTTGAACATCTTGCGCAGGACCTCGCCGGTTCGGTTGGCGCGGATCGGGGTCGGTTTCGACCCTTGCAGCTTGCGGGCGCGATTGTTGGGTTTGGCCTTGGACGGGCGGGCGCGGCCCTTTGCCACTTGGGCGAGCAGTCTGTCGACATCGTCGAGCGTGACCTCCTCGACCAGCTTGTGCTTCCAGACCGGCTGCACCAGCTTGCGCAGCATGGAAATCTGGTCGGCGCGGTTGGTCGGGGCCAGATTGGGCAGGTGGGTCTCGATATATCGGTCGATCAGATCCGGGATCCGGGGGGCCGTCATCCCGGCTTCCCGCTCGCCCAGCGGATCACCGCCATCGTCAATGATGCGGCGCAGCGCCTTGGCCTGTTCGCGCGCGGCGGTGACCGTCCATTCAGGCCATCTGCCGATCGTGAAGCGGCGCTGGCGGCCTTTGACACGGTAATCCAGCGTGAAATTTCTGCTGCCGGATGTGAAGACGCGCAGCGAAAACCCCCGCACGTCCTCGTCGAAGACCTGGTAGATGCCTGTGCGCGGCTCGGCGGCTTTGACCAGTTTTTCGGTCAGTTTTTCCCTTTGCGCCATGATAGACCACCTCCGTGCTGACGTGACACAGGCGTGATCCGCGCTGCAGTTCAACTCAAACATCGAGAGATGGGGTGGCAGGGTGGCATAAAGCGGCAAATGGAAATGATGAACTGTGCCGGTCCCTTTTTGTTCTGCAATGATAGGAGGAGCTCTGCGACGACTATCCCAAGCGGGCCGAGGGCTGCTTCGAGCCCATACCGGCTACTCATCAAGAGCCAGAACGCCGCGATGCGGCTTTCGCATTCCTACCGTTCGTGCATCGTGCAGGGCTCTGTTGCACAAATCGGCTGATGGCCGAGGCTCCCCTTTCCCCGGACAGACTTATCCCACGGCCTCTGTGACAGGTATTCCGAGCGCGGTGTAGCCGTTCAGGACGGCGATCCGGACCTGGAGCTCCGCGACCTGACGGTCGAAGTCCCGTGCCATGAGCCGCTGGCCCATCAGTTTCACGCAAAGCATTTTCGTTTCGACGCGACTTCGGCGGTGGTATCCGCTCCATCGCCGCCAGAGCGCGCGGCCAAGGTATTTCGAAGCGCGCAGGGCCTCGTTACGGGCCACGGCCCCGGCGGTGACGGTCTTCCACGGTTTCGCGTTCTTGCGGGGCGGGATGACGGCATGAGCGCCGCGCTCGGCGATCGCATCATGGCACTTGCGGGTGTCGTAGGCGCCGTCTGCCGTGACGCTGCCGATCTCCTGGCCCTCCGGTATCTGGCTGAGAAGGTCGGGCAGCACCGGCGCATCGCCGATATGGCTCCCGGTGATCTCGACGGCTCGAACCTCCAGCGTTTGCTCGTCGATCCCGAGATGGATCTTGCGCCAGACGCGCCGTTTCGGGCCACCGTGCTTGCGTGCATGCCATTCGCCTTCGCCCTCGACCTTGATGCCGGTGCTGTCGATCAGCAGGTGCAACGGCCCTCTGGAGCCGCGATACGGGATGTTCACGGCGAGCGTCTTCTGGCGGCGAGACAGCGTGCTGAAGTCGGGCACCGACCAGCCAAGCCCGACCAGCCGCAACAAGCTTTCGACGAACCCGGTCGTCTGCCGCAGTGCCATGCCGAACAGCACCTTCATCGTCAGGCACGTCTGGATGGCGGTATCGCTGTAAGTCTGCTGGCGGCCACGCTTGCCTGTCGGCACGGCATCCCAGGTCATCTCGGGGTCGAACCAGATCGTCAGCGAGCCCCGGCGCTTGAGCGCTTCGTTATAGGCCGGCCAGTTCCTGGTCTTGTAGGTGGGGGATGTGGGTCTGCTCATGCATCCAAGCTACCACGCTGGATTCACGAGATGAATCCCTCACGGGATTTGTGCAACAGAGCCGTACGGCAGCGCAACTGGAGTATCCCACACAGCTGGGTTTAGAGAAGTCTTGCGCTGCAAACAGGCTACCACGTCGGCAGGACAGGTAATGTCTTTGGGTATATTGCTGCAGGGTGCAAAACAACGTGGGACCGATCCATATGCGCACTTGGTCGAGCACTTCACAAAGGAAGAGTTAGGAAGAATTTACTGTTTGCCATCCCACTCGCGCGAGCAGGTTGATTTCATGGTTGAGCTACGCGATCCGCTCGGGTTCTGCGGCAAAGATCTCCTAGAAGGGCTGTACGATCTTTTTGGTTGTTGATTGAATGGTGCGTAACGCCACGAAGAAGCAAGTATACCACACCACATAGGGTATGCGGCAGATGCGAACAAGAAACTTGCAAGCGCAGCTAAGGTCCGAAAGGTCCGCACAGCGGCAGCTGAAATTGTGAGTTTCCTGCACGATGATGCGACCAAGATTGATTGTAATCGCGCCGGTTCGAGTCAACGCTGAGTCAACGGACATATGCGGTTTTGGGCCCATCCAGCGCGATTGAGTGCATGCGTATGTTGCTGGATGCCGGGTAACAAAATGCGTGAGAACAAAGGCTTGTCGGCTAAGCCGTTGAAATCTATAAGTCATTGGAATCGCTGGGGTTTTGGCTCATAACCTGAAGGTCGTAGGTTCAAATCCTACTCCCGCAACCAAACTTTACTGATATATATCAAACACTTAGGCCGCCCTCGGGGCGGCTTTTGCGTGTCGCGTCGTGTTGCAAGCCCGTCCCGAACACTCCCCAAAGATTCCAAAGGCTTACGACCAGCCCCGATTCCTCCGTGTAACACGGATGCGACACGGGATGCGCAAAGTGTTCACGGCACGTTCCGTCTAACGAAGGAACGCCTCGCCCTTCTTGGCCCGCGCTACGGAGTATTCGACGATCCGGTCGATGACTCGGTCAGGAGTTTTCCATTTCATGACGAGCTTGCCCGGATCCATGCCGTACTCGGCCACAATGTCCCGTAGCTGGTCGAGTGTCAGCGGCTCAAGCTTCGTCCGGAGCGCGTCCTCCCCCTCTCGGGCGAGCGAAATCGGGTCGAGGATGGCAGCCGCGCGCCGGTGAGCGGATCGGCTCTTTTCCTCCTTCTCGGGCTTCGGTTCTAAGCCAAGGGCAGTCTCAAGCTCCTTGGCGAATTCCGGGTTCCGGTTGGCCTCCTCGATGACCACCTTTATCAAGTCTTGGAGTGTCTTCTTGAGCTTCATCTTCACGCACCCAACTTGGCCAATATCTCTTTGGTCAGATTCGAGAAGCTCTCGTGTAGCCCCTGATATCCCCACTTCTGCTTGAGTGTGGCGTAGTTCGCATGTTCCCCAGCGGCTGCGATCTGGTTCGCTTGTGGGATCCGCGTCGCGAATACGGGCGGCCAGTTCCTCGGCTCGGCATCGTGGTTCTGCTTGAGCTGCTTGATCATGTTGCCATGCACGTTCGAATTGGCTTGGTACTTCTGGATAACGATGCCGAGGGGCTCGATTGGCTCGGCGATCTCCTCGGCAAATTCACGCACGCGTTTGACGATCTGAGGGATGCCGTACGTAGATAGGATGTCCGGGATCGTCGGGATGATGAAACCCTGTGACATCCGCAGGCCGTTCTGCGTGATCTTGCCGAGGTTCGGTGGGCAATCGACAATGACGACGTCATACTGCTCCACGATGTCCTTCACGGCACGCCACAGGATATCGAAGGGCCTGATCGCCCCGTACTTGCCGACCGGCGTGTTCACCAACTCATCTTGCACGTCGATCAGGTCCAGGCTCGAGGGAAGCAGGTCGATAGATCGCGCAGCAGAAACATCCGAGACGCGCTTCTGCAGCGTCTTCTCGAGGTCGAACTTCTTGCTCGAGGGGTCCAGCGCATCCTTAAATAGCTGAGCGAGCGTGTGACCTGCGTCGTTCAGTTCTCGCCAGCGCTCCTCACCAATCAGCATGGTGGTCGCGTTGGTCTGAGGGTCCAGGTCGATGACGAGAACCTTCTTGCCGAGCTCGCCAGAAAGCGTTTCGGCAAGCGCTACCGTCGTCGTGGTCTTTCCGACGCCGCCTTTCAAATTGATGGTCGAAAACACGTGGGCCATCGGTATCCTCCTTCTCCTGAGCCAAGCACTAACGTGCGAGCGCTTGAACACAGGACCAGAAGCGAGTTCGACGACTGGCTTTGGGAAGTCGGACATGCGGGTTCGCCAATTGGCTACCGCTTGCCGCGTTACCTTGGCCATGTCGGCAATCTCGTTGATGCCGACGAAATCCTCATCCTCAGACACTTTGGGTGATCCTGTGAACAACGTAAACAAGAAGTGTGTATGTTGCTCACAGAGCGCTTGTCAATCCTTCCGTCAAGCCGCCGCCGTCGCCACCCCATCCAGCCGCACAGCGACGCTGGTGACGCCGCTCCCGGCTGCCTCGACCGCCACGCCGATAGGGAAGCGTCCCGCAGCTGGGCTGCTCACTTCCTTCGCCGGGTTGTCCCACGAAACGCGCGCGCCGACCGTCAGTACCGCGGCGCTGGCCTTCGGCAGCTGGAACACGCCAGTGGTGGAAAGCTCGACCGGGTCGCCCTCGGCCGAAGAATAGGCGGCGATGCCGAAGATGCTGCCGACGATCAGCGCGTCGCCCGACGCGATGCCGCCCGCGGGCGTGGTGACGCGGACGATGTGGCCGTTCAGGAGGTAGTTCTTCATCTCAGAGCCCTTTCGACGATTGGATGCGGACGACCGAGATGCGGTCGGTCGTCCCTGCGATCTGCCGGTTGAGGTCCGCTAACGCGGCAGCCATCTCGCCGTCGCTCGCGTAGGTGACGCGCTTGCCGTCGTATTCGACGGTGCGGATGCCCCGGTAGCGCGCGGCCATCAGGGCGTCCCGCCAGGCGGTGAGCTGGGCGAGGCCGGCCATGCTCACGCCCCGGCGTTCATGAACCAGCCGCGGTGGTCGATGAACCCGGCCCCGAAATCCAGGATCACCCGGATCTCCACGCCGTCCACGTCCCAGCCCGAGCGGCTTACGACCTGCGGGCCCTCGGCGCCCGAGAGATAGGCGAACTCCAGCCCGTCGATCTCGCCGGGGTCGGCGGTCACATACCAGCGCGTTGCGCCGGACAGGCGCGGCTCCACGACCAGTGACAGTGATCCGGAGAAGGGGTTCACATCGGCCGCCGTCGCGGGGGCGATGCTCGCCAGCCACTTCTCGGCCGTGGTCTCCAGCGCGGGCGGGACGAGCAGGTTGCGGGGTGTGACGCGGATCGTGCGATCCTCGATGCCCTTCTGGGTGCGCAGTGCCAGCCGCGCCGCCGACAGCGTGGCGTCGGAGATTGCGGCACCCGTGCCCGCCTTGTTGCCGTGGTCGGCGTGGAACAGCGTCTTGCCGTCCGACATGGTCGGCCCGTTGCCGCTGCCCGCCTCGAGGAGCGTCACGAGGATCCGCGCCTCGGTCTCGGCCGCGGCCTGGCCCATGCGGCGTGCGAGGTCCGCGAAGGCGCCAAGGTCGTCGTTGACCAGCACCTGCCGGGTGATGCCGATCTTCCGCGCCCAGGTCTCGACCTTGTAGGCCTCGCGCGCCTCGGCCATGGTCCCGGCCTTGATCTCGCCGTGCTCGTTCAGCTTCTCCAGAAGCGGCGCTTCGCCCAGCATGATCTTGTTCACCGCGCGGAAATCCCGCGCCGTGGTTTGGCGACCGAGGCGGCGGATGCCCGAGGGCGCGGCCTGATAGGCGTCGCGCAGCACCCGGCCCACCGTGTCCCCGAGGATGATCGGGAAGTCCGAGGTGGTGTGCAGCGCGCGGGTCACGAGGCTCGCGGGCGACAGCGCCATGGTGCTCTCGCCGCGCAGAGTCAGCAGTTCCTTCGCCATGTCGACCGGGGTCGAATAGGCGTAGCGCCGGGCCGGTTCGCTCAGCTCGTGGCGCGGGTTGATCCGGGCGTAGAGCGCCTCGCCCATCTGCCGGGCGCGCAGGGCCGGATCGTCCTGGCTCTCGCCCATCTCGACGCGGACCTGCTCGGTGCGGATCGTGGGCGAGGAGCGCTGCGCCAGCGCCTCGAAGGCCGCGCGGCGCGCGGTGTCGGGATCGGCGCCTCCGTCGATCTGGCCATCGATCCAGGACTGGTCGAGCCCGGCGATGCGGGCGATGGAGCGGATCTCCGCGTTCGCCTCGGCGCGGGTCTCGGTGGTGGGCGCCTCGGGCGGCGCCGGGGTGGTGGTCGTGTCGGTCATCTCTGTCTCCATGCGAATGTGGGCGCCGGGGTCGGCGGGCGTCGGCACCAGGGAAATCTCGTGGGGCGTCCAGCGCACGGCGGTCAGCACGCGCGCGCTGTTCTCGGTGGTCTCGGCCCAGTCCTCGACTGAGTAGCCGACCGAGACATGCCGCAGGATGCCCGCCAGCACGTCCTGCCAGACCGGCTCCACCTCTGGCCGCGCCGAGAACTGGATGAGCGCAGTGCCGCGCTTGCCGTCCACGGCGGCGCTGCGGACGGAGCCCAGCACGTCGCGCACGGCGGTCTGGCGATGTGCGTCGAGGACGCTGGCACCCTCCAGACGCGAGAGGTCGACAGCTTCAGGCGCGAGGCTCAGCCGCTCGATGTACTGGCCCGCCATGTCGCGGCGGCGCACGGCCGCGCCGGTGGACCAGACCACCTCGACGGTGCGGGCCTCCGGATCGGCCGTAGCAGGCGCAAGCGTCGCGCGGCGGGTGAGGATACCCTTTCCGTCTGGAAGGGTTTGCAGCGCGAGCGTTGGCAGGGTGTCTGTCGCGATATCAGCCATCGGCGGGCTCCTTCTGCTGCAGCGACGCCGCCTGTCCGAAGGCGAGCCCCAACCCCTCCGCGCGCTCGCGGTCGGCCGCGATCTCGGCATCAACCTGCTCGGCGTCGTAGCCGCGCTCGGAGATCGCCTGGGACCGGCTCTTGAGCCCTGCGCCGATCGCCATGATCTCGGCCTGCACGTCCTTCATCGGATCGACGTAGTCGAACTTCGGCGGCAGCCATTCGCAGCCGAGATAGGCGTCGGGGTTCCGGTCGAAGTCCCGCGCGGGCAGGTCGCCGGTCAGCACCGCGAGCCGCACGAACCGCTCCCAGACCGGGCGGCAGAACAGATGCACCACCACGTTGTGCTGGAGCTGCTCGACCCGGCGGCGAAACTCGATCAGCCCCGCGCGGATGGAGGAATAGGTCACGCCTTCCAGATCGCCCGAGACCAGCTCGTAGGGCAGGCCCATCCCGGCGGCGACGGCGCGCAGGTGGTTCTTGACGAAGGGCGCGTAGGCGTCGTGCTCGGTGGGGTTGGAAAAGCGGATGTCGGTGCCGGGCGGCAGCGGGATCAGGCTGCCGGGCTCCATGCCCACGGTCAGCGCGCCACCGGTGTTGGAGCCCGAGAGCCCGCCCGCCGTTCCATCGGGATCTGTGATGAAGCCGGTGAAGAGCGCCGCGACCTTGGCCTTCACCAGCGCGGCGTCCTCGAACTGGTCGAGCTCATGCAGCCGCAACAGCACCGGCGCGAGCCAGGTGATGCCGCGCAGCTGGCCCGCAGCGAGCGGCTTGAACAGGTGCAGGCAATCGGCGGCGGGGACGCGGAGCGGGTCCATGCGGAGAGACCCCAGCGGATCGCCCGGGCGGGAGGACAAGACCCGGTAGGCGACCCGGCGACCGGCGGCATCGAACTCGATGCCCGCGCGGATCCGCGCCCCGCCGCCGATCTCGCGGTGCAGGTCCATGGGAACCTGCTCGCGATCCAGAAGCTCGACGTGGAGAGGAATGGCGGCGGCGTCGCTTGCGACGCGCAGCCGGGCGAAGCTCTCGCCACTCTCGACCATCGCGCGCACCGCCATGGCCTGCAGCCCGTAGAAATCGGCCAGCCCGTCCGGGGCGGCATGATCGGTCCAGCGCAGCCAGAGCGCCTGCAGCCGCTCTCGCACGGCCCGGTCGGGATGGGTGGATTGCGGCTTGATCCCGGCGCCGACGACATTGCCGACCAGGCTGTCCACCGCCGCCGCGACCCACGGGTTGTTGCGCGCATACCACCCGGCCCGCCGCGCCGCCGTGGTCGCGCCCGCGAGGATCGCCGCGTTCAGCCCGTCGACCGTCCGCGCCCCCTCCCAACGCCGCCCTCCACCCGCAGCGTCAAAGCCGCGAGCGCGCGCGAGGCCGAGAAGGCGATGGAGAATAGTCCGCATGGGCGACAGAATCGCCTATCGGAACGCGCATGCCCATTCAGAATGTTTGGCAATGGCCGAAGAACTTTCGCACCGTCTCACAGCATTGGTTGGTCACTGCCAGCCAGCGTTGCCATCACGACTGCCGGCAAGCTGACGCCACCTCACAGATGAGGACGATCCCCACTATCTTGTGGTAGTGCCGTCTGATAGAGAAAACCCCAAGATCGTGTATTTCGGGGGATCGCAGTGGCGGGCGAGGTTGATTTCAAGGGCAAGGGTCAAGCACTTAGACTCGGGGTGCAGCAAGAACTCGGGGGAGGACCGCTAAGCATCTTCGGAGCGGCTGCCCAGAAGCACGACCTGTCCATCCGTGAGGTGATGGTTGGTGTTCTGGCAAAGCTGGCTGAACAGTTCCCAGAGCTAGAGTTCAGGCATCTCATATCTCTCAGCAAGAAAGAAATGAACGAAAAGCTGCGGGGTTTTGATGCGCGGCTCGGGCAGGCTCTATTCGTCGAAAGCGCGAGTATTCGACCGGACGGCGGCATCACCGAAGTTCTCGACAAGAACGGACGATGGCGGATTGTCTTGGTGGGTGAATCCAAGCATCAAGGAAACGACGTCGAGAAGATTAGCGCCGGTGTTTTGCAGGGCAAGAATAAAGACCAGGATTTCATGGCTGCTGGCAACGCTATCGAACGCATGCACAAGAACGTTCTTGAGATCAGAAACTATATGCTTGATGAGAGGCACTTTCCCTACGTTGTCTTCCTTCAAGGATCGAATTTTGCAACTCAATCGTTCGATGTCACTCGGCCCGATGGTCGCGTGGTAAGGGTGGTGCATAATTCTGGGATGTTGAATCGCATAGATCGGGTTACTGCCAGCAGCCTCTCTCGCGAGATCAACAAGAACTACTGTGAAAACATCGTAATCAAAGCAGGCGACATCGAGCACATGACTCAAGTTGCTTCACTCTTCTGCAAAGCAGATCCGTGGACTGCGGGAGAGATGGGCGAAGTGATGCTCGACGTCGCTCAGACATCTCTAAAGATAATCGCGGAGGACTTGGGTGCGACCGGGGCATGAAATCTCTGGACTATGGGTTGCCAACATGGACATCCTTCCCAGGACATTCGACGCAGAATAAGAAGGCAGAACTCTAAATGGCAAACCGATCGCACCGCAACGCAGGTCACCGCGCAATGAATGCGCTTCGTAAGTCTGGCGGAAAGCACTCGTCTGAAGCGTCACTGTCCATTAATCAGGCCCAGAACACGAGGCACATATTTGATGTCGCCGACTGCCTTGACGCTTTGGCGAAACTGCCAGATGATTCAGTTCAGCTTATTATTTGTGACCCACCCTACAATATCATGTTGGCGGATTGGGATAATCGTGTCGATTATATTACTTGGGCAAGTCAATGGCTCGCCGAAGCGGAGCGCGTTCTGTCGCCAACCGGGAGCATCGCCATTTTTGGTGGCTTGCAGTATCAGGGAGAGGCTGGTTCTGGTGATCTGATTTCGATAATTTCGCACATGCGAAAAAATAGCAAAATGCTGCTCGCAAATTTGATTATTTGGAACTACCCCAATGGAATGAGTGCGCAGCGGTTTTTTGCGAATAGGCACGAAGAGATTGCTTGGTTCGCGAAGACGAAAAAGTACTTTTTTGATCTCGACGCTGTTCGGGAGCCGTATGACGAGCAAACCAAAGCGGCTTACATGAAAGACAAGCGGCTCAACCCAGAGTCTGTCGAGAAGGGAAGGAACCCGACCAACGTCTGGCGAATGTCTCGCCTGAACGGTAACTCACTTGAGCGCGTCGGGCATCCTACTCAAAAGCCCGCTGCGGTCATAGAGAGGCTAGTTCGCGCCCTCTCTTTCCCCGGCTCCACCGTACTTGATTTCTTTGCGGGTAGCGGAGTTACCGCCCGTGTCGCAATTCGAGAGGGGCGAAACAGCATATGTACTGATGCTGATCCCGTTTTCCGCGACTACATGGCGAAGCAGATCGAGTTCCTCGAGGCAGAAGGGCTTCTAAACACTGCGCGTCAGTACGAGATCTTACAAGGACTTGAGAATCTCGAAGCGGCTCATACGCGAGGCGCAGCTGTATCACCGGCGGCCGCGGAATAGCTGATCGAAATAGGCAGTTGGCGAGACTGCTCGCCTCCGCTTGTCAACTGATCACTTCATCCAAGCCGACCGGATAGCGCCCTTCGCCTCATGCGTCGGCGTCGCCCCAGTTTTCGACGCCGCCACCTCCTCGTTCAGCCTGAGCCCCATGCTGATGAGCCCGTGCAGGGCGGCGTGGGCGTAGACGAAGGTGTCGAGGGCCTCGTTGCGCTCGCCGTCGCGCTTGGGTTGCCAGGAGCGGATGGGGCGTCCGCGCTCGAAGCGGGTGACCACGCGCTCGGCGGTCAGCTGGCGGAAATAGTCGGCGTCGAGGCGGCGGGGAAAGTGGATCGCGCCGGGGCCGGGTTCGGTCAGGCGCAGGCGGGCGTAGACGGCGTCCTTCACCGCGTCCACGCCGACGATGAAGAGCGGGATCTTGCCCTTGTTCGTCCGCGTCGGGCGTCGCGGCCAGACCGGGATGCCGGGCCCGCCGCGGCCCTTGATGGCCCAGATGCGGCGGGCGAGGCGGGTGCGGCAGAACTCGTAGGCCATCTTGGTGTGGTGGCCGCCGGTGTCGATGGCGGCGGCGCGCACGGGGAGTTCGAGCCCGGCGGGATGCGGGAAGGTCGCCTGCAGCACCATGTCGAGGTCGGACCAGAGCCGCGGCCCGGACGGGTCGCCCCAGAGCACGCGGTAGTCGATCACCCACGCCTCCTCGTCGCGGCCCCAGCCGAGGATCTGCACCTCGATCCGGTCGCCCTGAACGTCGACGCCCGCGGTGAGCACGGCGACAGAGGCGGGCAGCGCCTCGCCCCAGTCCTCGCGCCGCGCCATCAGCGGATCGGCCGGGACGGTGTCGCCCGCCTGGTCCTCCCAGGACTCGCCCAGCTTGGTGTTCACCCAGACCTGCAGGCGCGCGGGGTCCTTGCGGACGCGGCCGTGTTCGGCGGCTATATCGGCCCAGGTCTCCCACGGGGAATAGAGCGCGGAGAGGTGGAAGCCCGCGGTGCGCCCATCGCCCTCAGCCGTCGCGCGCCATTCCCCTGCGGCCAACAGGTGCGGCTTCTCGTGCTCGTGGTGGATGCCGCCGCAGGCCTCGCAGACCAGATAGGCCTGGTCGCGCTGCCCCTCGGGCCAGCGGATGCGCGCCCAGGTGATCGGGGCCATGTCGCCGCAATGCAGGCAGGGGACGTGGTAGAAGCGCCGGTCGCTGTGCTCGAACGCGGCCTCGATGCGGGAATGGCCCTTCAGGGTGGGCGTAGAGACCATGTAGATCTTGCGCCGCCCGCGGAAGGTGGCGGTGCGCTGGATGGCCAGATCGACCGGGTCGCCCTCGCCATCGGCGTCGCCGGGATAGCCGTCCACCTCGTCGAGGAACAGGTAGCGGACGGGCGTGGAGCGGAGCCCCACGGCGCTGTTCGCGCCGGTCATCACCAGCTGGCCGCCGGGGAAGGACTTGCGGAACAGGCTGTTTCCGGCGTCGCGGGAGCGGGGCGCGGCGACCAGCTCCCGCAGCGCGGGCGTCGCCTCGATCAGCGGGTCGATGCGGACGGTGGTGTTCCGGCGCACCATGTCGAGCGAGGGCATGACCAGCATGGCTATGCCGGGCGCGTTCTGGATGATGTAGCCGAGCCAGTTCAGCCCCGCCTCCGAGCCACCCGTTTGCGCGCCCTTCATCAGGACGACACGCTCGTAAGGGCTGGCGGTCGAGAGCGCATCCATCACCGCGCGCAGATAGGGCGTGCGGTCGGTGCGCCAGCGGCCCGGTTCGGCCGAGGTCGGCGGCAGGATGCGGTGCCGGTCGGCCCAGTCCGAGACCGGGATCGGCGGTTCGGGGCGGATGCCGCGCCGCCAGGCAAGGTCGATGTCAGGCACCATCGCCAAAACTCCCCAGCGGCAGGTCGGCCAGGTGTTCGAGATGCTCGCGCATCATCCGGTCGAGCGCGGCGAAGGTGGCGCGGGGATCGGCGCCGACCTCGGCGGCCAGCAGGGGCGCTGTGCGCTGGACCCATGCCATGTGAGCGTCGCGTTCGGCACGGGCGCGCGCGAACACCGTGCGCGTGGCGGCGGCGGTCTCGACCAGCTGGCCCTGTTCGCGCTCGAACGCCAGCTTGGCGCGCTGGACCTTCACGATCTCATGCAGCCGCTTGGCCTCGGCCAGCGTCGTCGCCGCGCGGGTCGGGCTGGCGGCGCCACCCTTGTTGCGCCGGGCGGGGTCGAGGTTGTTCTCGATCCAGGCGAGCCCCACCGCCACGTCGATCCGCCCGTCCGCGCGCACCGGCAGGCCCTCGGCCACCAGTTGCGAGATGCGGCCCTTGGTCAGCCCGACGCGGGCGGCGAAGGCGGTCTTGGTCTCATGGCTGTCGAGTTTAGTCATTTCCGCCCCCTGACGCTGGCGGGCTTATGCGCTGCGCGTCCCCACATACGAATGTGCGCAGGAGGAACCGCCCGGTGGACTGCGACCCGGCGTTCCCGTTCGCACACGACGGTTCTGAAGTTTTCGCGCGGCGTGCCGTGCCATCCCGCCGGTTGACGATCTGTCTGGTGGGGATGGTGGAGATTGGTGGGGTGATCCGGCCTGCCCCTGTAAACTGTCATTTCACGCATGGTGGTGTGATGCATGGCGTCACGTGTCGTGACCTGCCACGTCGCTGACACTTCGGGCGACAAACACAGATTTGGCCGGGGACAAGTCCACCAAACCCACCAAACCCACCAGACGGATCGGGAATGAGCGTCACGCATCGGCACGGCTCCGGAGAACTTCAGAACCGTCGTTGATCGGCGCGGCCCCGGTCTCCGCGGTCTCCAGCTGCCAGCGCGCGCGCCCTGCCGACAAGCCTGCGGAGACTAGGCGCAGCCCGTTCACGATGCGGTTCTGCTGCCCGCCGATCCACTTGCCGAGCCGCCCGCCGTTGATTGCGCCGCCTTCGCCCGCCACGCGCAGCAGGGCCTCGCGGAACTCGGGGTGGATGAACTCCGACCGACCGTAGAGCTGCGGGCGCTGTTCCGTGGCGCGCTCGATGATCTCGCGAACGCTGACCCGGTCCATGCCGATCACCTCGCGCCATTGCTCCAGCACAGTGGTCAGGGCTTCCAGCTTCGGGTCCGCCCCGCGCATGCCTTCCATGGTCTCGCAAGGGTCGGCCTCGCCCAGCCAGATCAAGGCGTCGCGAACCCAGCGCGACCAGTCGGTGAAGGAGCCGAGGGGCGCGCGCATCTCGGGCCGACCGGCGATGTGGTAGGCGCGCAGCACCGTCAGCCCGGCCGTGACGTAGTCGCCGCGCTGCGCCGTCACCATGGCGAGCGGATCGCGGTCGAAGGCGCGCAGCTCGGGTCGCTCGACGCCCGCATCCAGCGTCGCCCGGATGGAGCGGCGTGTCATGTCGCCCTCGAGAGTCAGGTTGTTGCCGGTGGCGAAGACGGCGGCGTTGCTTGGCACCTCGGCGTTGACCGACTTGCCGAGGATGCGGACCTTGAGGCTGGTCTGGGTGAGGGTCTGGCACAGGAGCTCGCCGCCCAGCGGTTCCTCGCAGTTGTCGATGGCGATCAGGACGTCGCCCGCGATCAGCGCCGCGCCCAGCCGCTTCTCCATCTCCTCCTCGGACTTGCCCTGCGCGATCACCGGCGCGGGGCGGGCGGTGGCGATCTGGCTCGCCAGGTCGACCAGCATGGATTTGCCCGTCCCGGCGGTCGGCGCGTTGAACCCGTGCAGCGGCGCGGTCGGCAGCGACCGGCGGATCAGCGCCGTGAGGATTCCGGAGAGCGCGACCGACCGGTCCGCGTCGGTGACGAAGGGGAAGGTCGAGATCAGATCCTTGAGGAACCCGAGCGCGCGCAGGGCCGTGGCCCGGTCGGGATCGCGCGGCAGGGCGGGGAAACGGACATCCTGCGGGTCGAACAGCAGCCCGGTCTGCGGGTCATAGCCGGGCAGATCGAGGATCGAGCCGTCGGGCCGCAGGGTCGGGCAGTTGATGATGCCGGTCAGCACTGGCAGCCGCCACTGGCCTTCGCGGACGAGGAAGGTCTCGGCGATCTTGTGCGGGCAGTCGGTGCTGAGCCACTCACCCTCGCGCTTGTCGAACCGCTTCCAGTTCGCCGCGCGGGTGAAGGCCTCGGCCATGTGGTGCGCCTTGACGTCCACCAGCCGGGGCGCATCGACAGTGCGCCCATCCGAGACCGCCACCGGCACCATCGCCGGGCGCACCACCATGCTGCCTCGCTGATAGTAGCCGAGCCCCGCCTGCATCAGCGCGCCCTCGGCCATGTCGACGGCCCGGTGCAGGAAGCCCGCAAAGATGCGGATCACCGGGCGGCCGTCTCCGTCGTCATCGTCGGCATCCTGGCCGTCGGGAATACGATCGCGCGAGGTTCGCACCCGCTCCACCCGTTCCGCGCGCCAGCCGTTCTGCCGTGCGAGCCAGAACAGCGTGCCCACGGTCACGCTGCGCACGGATGAGAAGCTGTCCCATTTCTCGGCGGTGTAGGCAGTGTCGTTCTTCGACGCCTCGGCCGACCAGGTCTCCCAAAGGTCGCGGCCATCGGGACCGAGTGCTGCGTAGAGCGCGAGCCCGACCTTGATCCAGTCGTCGTAGGGCAGCTCGTCGTTGCGAATATGGGCGACGGCTTCCTCGATCAGCTCGCGCGACGGGGCTTCCTTCTGCTTGAGCCCGGCGGCCTTGCGCCCATCGCGGTCGATCTCGCGCCGGTCGGCGGTGGTCTGGCCGCCCACCTTGCGCAGGTACTCCTCGGCCGCCGCGATGAAGGCCGCGCAGCGGTCGCGGCTGACGATCGGCAGCTCGTGCAGCGGCACGTCGAGCGGCGAGCGTTCCGGCCAATGATAGGGTGCCTTCGTGTCGGGGTGGATGCCGAAGGCCACGAACTGCTGCCCGGTCGCCAGCACCTCGACCCGCGCCACCGTGCCGTCGAGCATGTGGAACTCGCTGGTCTGCACCTTGTCGAACGGCGCATCGGTGCGGAAGGCCAGCAGGATCTTCGGTGCGCGCCCGATGCGAGAGGCGGTCGACATGCCGAGCATTTCGGTGGCGATGCAGGTCAGCCGGTGGGCATGGTCGCGATCCAGCACGTCGATATCGACGCCGACGAGCTCGCCGCAGAGCAGGCCGGTATTGGTGCAGTTGCGCTGCGCCTTCGTCCAGCGCGCGATCTCGGCCTCGTCGGCGCTGGCGCAGACCGTCTCCCAGCCCTTCATCATCGGCCGCTTGCCCGCGCCCTTCATGGCGACATGCGCGCCCAGAACCGGGATCGGGCGATAGCCGTTGCGCTGCAACCGCAGGCGTAGCTCGGTCGGGTCCTCAATCTCGGCCGCGACGGGCGCCTCGGTGGACGCATCCGCCGACGCCTCGTCGCGGGCCATGTCTTCGGTCGTGCGGATGGCGTCCTCCATGGCTCACTCCCCGTCCAGGACCCAGGCGGCGAAGTCGTCGTTCCAGTGCTCCTCCGGCCCCTCGCCGCTGCCGACGAACCGGACGAAGCCGTAGTAGACCTTGCCGGTCAGATGCCGCGGGTCGCGCTCGTAGGACGTGGTGCCTCGCAGATCGTGCTCGAGCTCGGCGCGGAGACGGTCCAGCGCTGCGAGGGACCGGTCGGCTTCCAGATAGGTCAGGGTGCCGGGCACCGCCGAGGTCATGACGTGCATCAGTGCGTCACGGCACTCACGGAGGCGATTGCCGATGACAACGTGGTCGTCGGTGGAGAGCGGGATGTTGAAATCGTTCATCGCGCGGCCTCCTGCTGCTCGATCCAGTCGATGAGCCGCGATTTCCGCGCGCAGATCACGTTGCCCATGCGGAAGGTAGGCATCCGCACCTTGGCCTCGCTGGCGTAGTAGTAGACCTTCCGCCGCTCCTTAGCGTCGCCGAAGACGAAGATCGCGATGGCGTCCGCGCCCCGCAGCAGATCCTCGGCCAGCGCCGGGCAAGCCTCTCCCGTGGCGGGTCCAGCCCGCATTTCCGTTTGCATGTCCTGTCCTCCTAGCTGCGGATCAGCGCGCCCAGCGCGATGATCGTTCTGTGGCCGATGGCGAAGGTGATCATGGCATCCCCGCCAGCGGCGAAATCCTCCTGTTCAATTCGCTCCCGCTCCGGTCCTTCCGGGATGCCAAAGGTGGCGATCAGCACCGGCTGCGGTGGCGCCAGTTCATTGCTCGAGCCGCTCAAGGACACCGATGCCGTCCGGAACCGCCGCTCGACCTCGATCTTCATGAAGGGCAGCGCCACTCCGTCCAGGGCCTTGTGGAGCACCTCGTCTCGCGCCGCCGCGATCAGGCCCGACAGCATCTCCCCGAAGTCCCGGACGACAAGGAGACCGCGCATCGCCGGCGGAAGGGCCAGCCAGTCTTCCTCTTCCCCCTCCGCCGCGGCATCGCGGCAGTGAACCGCCTCCATCGTCAGGCTGCGGAACCTACGCACGGCATCGACGGCATCCTTCACCTGATCGGCCGCCATGATCGCCAGCAACAGATTGGCGCAGTCATCGGGCGTCATGTCGGCGGCGCCCGGCCCCCTACCTCCCGTGGAAATGAGCCTTTCCTGGCGCAGGGCGCGCGCGATCACCGCCACGGTCTGCTCGGGCATCGGCAGAATGCGGGCGAGAGTGGGGATGAGATCGCTGAGCTTTGCCATCGCGGGCGGGGTCTCCTGAGCTTGTTTCGGACCATAAGTCCAAAACTTCTGGCGCACAAGAGGGTTTCGGAGTAAAAATCCTAAAGTGGACTCCACCCCGGTCGCTTTCGCCTCGCCAACTCGGCAAATGCATGGCAGCACGACAGGCTGATCGGGCTCAACCCATTGGCAAAGCGAGGTAACCCATGGCCACGATCCGGAAGCGAACACTGCCCTCGGGCCTCGTGCGCTGGCAGGTGGATTTCACCGACCAGGGCGGCAAGCGCCGCTCGAAGCTGTTCCCGCGCCGGAAGGATGCCGACGTCTATCTGGTGAAGGTCCGCTCGCTGGTCGCCAACAACACCTATCTGGCCGACAGCGAGAGCATCACGGTGGCCGAGGCCGCCAAGGCGTGGCTCGACCATTGCGAGGTGCGCTACAAGACAGGGCGGCGGATGGAGCGCTCGACGCTGCGCGGCTACAGCGACTATGTGCGGCTGCACATCAAGGATCCCGAGGTGGGGATCGGAGACAAGCTGATCGCCCACCTCACTCGCCGCCATGTCAACGAGTTCCGCGACCGGCTGCTGCTGAACGGGCGGTCCGAGCATCTGACCCGCCGCGCCATCTCGGTGCTGAAGCTGATCCTCGACCACGCCATCGACAACGGCCAGCTGTTCACCAACGCCGCCCACGGCGTCCGGATCATCAAGTCCAGCCGGATCGACCATAAGGCGCCCGTGCCGTCGAAGGAGGCGATCCGCGCGCTGATCGAGGCAGCCGACGAGGATTTCAAGCCGCACCTGATCGTCTCGGCCCTCGGCGGTCTACGCGCGTCCGAACTGCGGGGCCTGCGCTGGCAGGACGTGGATTTCGAGAAGGGCTTCATCCACATCCGCCAGCGCGCCGACGCCTACAACCAGATGGGCGAGCCGAAATCGCGCGCGGGCTATCGCGACATCCCCGCCGGGCCGATGGTGCTGAACGCCCTGCGCCGCTGGAAGCTGCGCTGTCCGAAGAGCGAGCTCGGGCTGGTGTTCCCGGCGCCGCGCGGCGGCGTTCTCCAGCACACCAACACGCAATCCCGGTTCCGCAAGCTGCAAGAGCAGGTCGGCGTGAAGCTGCGCTGGCACGACCTGCGCCATTTCGCGGTGTCGCTCTGGATCGAGCAGGGCTTCTCGATCAAGGAGATCATGACCTTCGCAGGCCATTCCTCGATCCAGATGACCATGGAGCGTTACGGCCACCTGTTCCCTTCGCCCGACCACCAGAACGCCATGGCCGAAGTCGAGGCCAAGCTGCTGGGGTGACCGATTCCGAGCGGCGGCTGATGAATGCTTCGCCCGGTTCACCCGTATGACCCGGATCGGCCCTCACCAACGCCCCTGTTGCGGGGCTTTGAACCGCTCTACCGAAATGGCTCAGGCTCATAGGCTGCCTTGGCCACCACCTTGCTGGCATCCCCACGCGACCGATATCGGCCAATCATGTCGCCGCTGGCGGCGTCGTCGACCTCCTGCACCCGATAGAGCGTCAGGCTCTTGTCACTGTTGGGCTTGAGTTGGAAGACCCGGCCGTTCTTGCGGCAATAGAAAAATTTCGAGCCCTTGATCTGGGTCCACGGACAATCGGCATAGGACAGGAGCCGCCGCTCCCGTTCCAGTCGCGCCTCTTCCGAGCGCCGCTCGGCCTCCGCACGCTGCTCATCACGCAGGCGCTGCCACTGCGCGCCCACGTAATCCGACAGGTGCCCGATGATGGCGGGCATTTCCGTGCCAGCCTCTTTCTCGGCCTGGTAGATGGCCAAACATTCGGCCTCGAGCTTCGGTTCCGGATCTCCGAGGTATTCCTCCTCGATCATGGCCTTCATGCGCTGCTCGAGATCGGTCATCGTCAGAGCCGGGCCAGGCAGGCCATTCAGGAAGGCGAGCATGTCGTCCTTCGGGATCCAGCACTCTATTGCCGCCGCCAGGACCTTGTCCCGCGGGCCTTCCCATTTCTTCCAGACGGAGCTGTCCTGATCCAGCTTCGTGACGATCTCGATGGCCAGTTTGGCGAGGGACCGCTGCTCTCGCATATGACGCATGGACGGGCTTTGCTCATAATCAGCCAGTAGGCTGTAAACCACTGAGGTTCGCTGATTCATGAACATGCGGCTTTCCCGTTTCTTCCCAATGATTTGCGTCTGCTCCGTGCGACACGACGCCGACGTCGCCAGTCCAGAATCCCTTTAAATCTTTGCTATTCAAACACTATTTTGGCCCCGTCGGGTTGTCTCATAACCTGAAGGTCGTAGGTTCAAATCCTACTCCCGCAACCAAATTCTTTAACTTTTCCAAATGGTTAGAATCCGACTTAAACAGTCGGGTTTTGGCTTGTCCAAAACACATCAACGCCACATCAACGTTTGAAGAGTCGCGTTGAAAATATGTATGAAAATCAATGACCTAACATAAGTCCCGATGTTCATGGTCACCGACCAATTAAGTCTGGCCCGGCCGAAATCCTTGTGGCAGCATTCCACCATGATCGAGTTTCGCACCCTTCCCGATGACCATCCTGACCTTGCGCATTCGCCATTGCTGCGCGCGGCGCTGCTGACACTGCGCTACGCGCAGGAACACGGCGCCATCGGCTTGACCAAGACCAAAGCGTTCAAGCGCGTCTTCGTCCATTGGGCGGTCGAGAACAGAGGTGGTCGCAGAAATTCGGACCAGTTGTTAAGGTGGATCGCATGACGAGAGAGACGATCCATGATGACGAAGAGAAAAATGCATACGCCTGAGTTCAAGGCGAAGGTCGCGCTTGAAGCGATC